GGCTTGTTCAATGGTTACCGACCAGTAGCTACCAAGCATCTTGCTGATGAAACATCTGGTTCAGTTGGTCAGATGATTTTCGGAAACTTCCGTCAAGGATTGCTGTTGGCTTACTTCTCAGGAGTTGATTTGTTAGTTGACCCATACACGGCAGCAGGTACTGGTCAGATTATCTTGCACTTGAATCGTTACTACGATGTCGCAGTTCGACAAGGTGGTGCGTTCTCTGTTTGCAGTGATTTGGCTTGATTCATAGGTTAGAGTAGATTCAGGGTTGGAAAGGGGGTCGCCGTTTGGTAGCCCCCTTTTTTTACACCCTTACAACAGTCCCATTCAACTGCCACAGCAACTCAGCTACAGTTGTTTCTTGGATGCGACTGCATTCCAGATGGTCATTCGTCCACCCAGCGGCAAGGTAGACCACGTATAGTTTTCCAGTAGGCTCGTAGATTGAGTCGTACTCGATGTGTACGGACTCAACCCTTGGGTCAGCCTTGACATCGGCGAGAGAGCGGGCTATTTTCATAGGGGATTAGCGTTTTCCAAGACCATGAGCGGAACCAACATAACCGAACCGACATAGCGGACGTGGTTGGGGTGCAAGGCTTGGTTAGAGTTTTCAATGATTTTACAAGCAGCAGCGCCTCCGTTGATGGACACGACCTCGACTCGTTTGGTTGGGGCAAAGGGGCAGCCGTATTGCTTCCCCACTTCGATATGTGTGTTTTTCATGGACATCGTTTTTCTGGTCATATAGCGATTAGCGATAAACCGTTGACCCATCACCCTTCGGTGATGAAGTCAACAGCTTTCATGGCTCGTTGTGCCGCAGATATTGCGAGCTTGGGTTCCTTGGTCAATTTGGAAATCCATCCGTTAATGTAGGCCTGTTGGTTGTCGTTCTTTACTTCCAAGCCAGTCAAGCCCATCAGGAACATTGAGCCAATCTCAGCGACCAGTTCCTCTTTGGCGTACTTGTCAGTACCGAATCCGTTCTTCAAATCACGGTCGAGGCAAGACTCGTGACCAGTGCTGTGAACCAGCTCGTGAAACAGTGTGGCGTAGTATGCATCAGCAGACTCGAAGCGGTTCATCTCAGGCATCTGAACAGAGTGAGTTGATGGACGGTAGAATGCAGAATCACCTCCGTGGCTCAATGTTGGTCGCTTGGCTTCAGGATAGTTGTTGTAAACAGCCTCTGCTCGCTCGATGGGGTCAATGTCATTGTTGACATCAACAGGACGTGCAGGGGTCTTAGGCTCGATGTTGTCGCATTGTGCAATGTTGAAGACATTGAACCACTTAGCAGCAAATCGCTTTTGAACGTCAGCCATGGTCAATCCAGCAGCCTTTACAGCATCTTCATTCTTGTACCAGTTGCTGTCCTTATCGACAAAAGACACTTGCCAGTAGATGACCATCTCAGACTTCGAGCCTTTCTTAACTTGACCACCCTTGTCAGCGCATTGCTTGTAGGTCAGCCATTCGTTGTATTCGAAACCATTGTCAGCACATGCAGCAGAGAGCAACAGGATATTAATACCCTTGTAAGCCTTGCCAGTAGCATTGTTGATTGGCATTCCCATAACACCCTCTGATTTCGCCCATGGGCAGAACCACTTTAAACCATCTTTCTGTAATCCAGCTACAACCTTATCAGTTACCTTGGTGTAGACATCTTGTTTAGCTTGCTTAGTCATTTTAGTTAGATTTAGTTTGTTTGACTTGATGGCAAAGATATATAAAACTTTTTTTAACTACCAAACTTTTTTTCGTGAGTCATAAAAAAAGAGGGGCAGGCCTTTTGCCGTACCCCCCTTTCCGTCGTCAAACAAACCACCGAACTACAGTGGCAAACATTTAGATTGTGATTCCATCAGAACGTCATAATAGCTATCTATGTTAGCTAACATCTCGCTCAGTTGGTTGCTCAATTCATCACGCTGTCGTCGTAAGCTGCGCATCTTTTTAAGGTCGCGACCATAAGCCTCAGCGTCTTTACGCTTGGTAAATACCTTGTCAGTTGCAATGTCTTGCTCTGTGGCTGGCTCAACACCACACCACACATCGCCCTCTTTCACTTTCCAGAGTTTGACCGTAAACAAGCCGTGCAGGGTCTGCCAGTGGATTTCCTGTTGCCATGCTTCCCGTGAATGCCAGCAGATGTGTTTTTTATCGACAGTCGTAATATCAGCATAGTGATTAGCACTCTTAACCTCTTGAAAGAGATGATACTGTCGTGTCATGACATGCGCAATCGTATCGAGCACACATTCCAATTTCGTCCAACCCAAACCAACGAGCGTGTCGCCCTCTGGCAGTTTGTAATATGAAGCCCAGTCGCCTCTGGTTGTGCGCAGAGTGATATTGACCAAAATGAATTTCGCATCGTCGCTCAATTCGGGTAGGTGTTTTTCCAATTTCTGGTAGTCAAACCGCCGCTCAATTGAGCCGTCAGCCTGCTTGTAATTGGTTAAAAGGTTGCCAGCAGTGATGCCAGCGAGGGGGTGAGTTGTCTGTTCCATTTGACAGTGGATTAGTTAAAAATTTTCGTTCGTCAGAATTGACTCTACAAAGGTAAAAACGAAAAAAATTAGCTACCAAATTTGTGCCGCTAAACGGCATTTTTTTACGTTTTACTCAAACTTCGCTAAACATCGTTTTTCTGCCGTATTCTGCAAAACGGCATATTCGCGGTATGTATATACCTTTTCAGTCAGAACTGCGGAACGGTTGCTATAGTTGAGTTATAGCTGACCAAAAATTTCTGAATTTTTTTTAGATTATTTTTGGGCATGCTCGTAAAATACACCTCTAATCCGTCTTTAGACGATGTTATTTCTGTTGCTGATTTGAAGACTTTTTGTCGGGTCGATGGGTCATCTGAAGACACGCTAATTAGCAGCATGCGCGATGCCGCTATCGAGTATGTCGAATCAGCATGCAATGTCCGTATCGGCGATGTAACAGCAGAAGGTTATCTGGACAAATTTGAACCAGCAAGGTTTCCGACTGGACCAGTAGTTAGCATCAGCAGTGTCGAGTATTTGAATCAGAGCAATGTGCTGACTACGCTACCAACGAATCAGTATTACTACGAAATCGATGGCAGCGGTGGCAGAATCAACTGGTACAATTATCCATCGCTTTACAGCTACGCACTGAACCGAGTCAAAATCAATTTTACAGTAGGCTACACCGAGGCAGATGTACCAGAGGCAATTCTGCATGCGATTCGTATCTTCGTCGCACACATGTACGAGAACCGTCAAGCTGTTGTCGTTGGCAAGACAGCCAATGCCGTACCGTACAGCGTAGACAGTCTGTTAAGTAAATACCGTGTGCTATGATAGTAGGAGAATTGGACAGACAGATTGAAATCAAACAGAAGACAACATCCAAGGATAGCTGGAATTATGATGTTCTGACACTAAGCACATTAGCCACAGTTTGGGCTAAAAAGATTGACCGCTTGGCTGGTGAGTTGATTTCAGAAAGTCAGTTGATTAGTCAGAATCGTACGGATTGGATTATTCGCCACAGGACAGACATTACAGCCGACATGGTTATCGTTTACGATAGTGATGAATATCACATAACAGCAACCAAAGAAATCGGTCGCCGAGAAGGGCTGCTGATTCATTCTGAACTTCGCGATAATGCTTAGTGCAAACATCAAGTTAGACCAAAGAGCATTCGACCAGCTGGAAGCTGCGCTGCAACGCATGCCGCACGAGTATCGCACCCCGTTCTTGTTGCAAGCACAGAAGTCAGCTTTGAAACCTGTTGTTAGGGCAGCTAAAGAAAAAGCAAGAAACATGACCCAAAGCCCAACTGCAGCGAGCAGCATTCGATGGGAAAAGGGTCGATACGTTAAACTGTCAGGTGGTGCGTATAGTGTGATTCAACACCGCGACAAGCGGTACAACAGAACCCGTAAGTTGGGTAAGTATGTTCTGCCGCATAAGTCTAACTATGCTAAAATCGAACGCTTCATCATTAATGGCACATCATCTGGGGTGCGTACCGTAGGCGTACGAAAACGAAAAGACAGTGCTGGACAGGTCTACATGCAGGACGTAAGCAACCCGAAACAAGGCTTTGTCGTCGCAATGGGTGCTGGCAAGTGGGGACGGGTTAAGAAAATCCGCTACCGTGGCAGTAAGCACAACGACTATTTCGATGCAGCTTATGTGTCGCAAATGGCAACAGCAGAACGTAAATTCGTCGTAGAAATTTTTGAGCAATTAGAAGAGTTTAAACGTAAAAACGGATTGTAATGATTCACCACCTCATCGACATACTAAAAGCAGATAGCGATGTTACGACATACGTCAACGCGAACAACATCTTTCCGTTGGTGAGGCTGCAAGGCTCGCAAATACCAGCCATCGTTTTGCAACTGGTAGGCACTGACCCACAAGACACAAAAGACAGGCTGGTAGACTACGACCGCTACACGGTTGAAATTACCTGCATGCATGATAACCCTCGCGAGAACTGGTTAACGTGTTTAGCGGTCAGGAATGCGTTAGATGATTACGCTGGCGACAGTGACTTAGGGCAGGTTCGCATGACCAACGCGAACAGTGATGTTTTTGAGTCTACAGAGGTGTTCACAATCACACAGCAATACGAGGTTCACATGACCCGTAGAACAATAGCGACCCCATGAAAAAATTAGGAGTACACGTAACGGCATATCGCCGACCATCAATCACTAAAATCGCTTTTACTTGTTTGCGACGAATACTGGATGACCTTGCTGAAGCCATGTCGTAGTAGGTTGCAGTGAACCCAAGTCAGTAGGCATAGTCAAGAAATTTGGATTCGAGCCGTACATGGTGAAGAATGACCCACTGGGGCATAAATTCAACGAAACAGCTAAGTACCTGTTGAACAATTACGACTGGGATTTTATGCTGGAGTACTGTTCTGATAATGTCATGGAAGAACGGTACACAGAGATGCTGTATAGACAAATTCAAGCTGACCAAGCGTACTGGGCTATGAACTGCTTCTATATGATGGACTGGAAAACCAAAACCGTAAGGATTTACAAGCCCAGTGGATTCAGTAACGTAGGTCGTTTGACTCGCAGAGATTTGGTAGAGAAGCTATACA